ACAGTAATCCACCCATCTGTCGCCTTCATACTGGGTTAAGACTTCAAAATAACCCTTGCCTTTTGCGGGAGCAGAGTCAGAATATTGGTTTTCCTCACGTTTTGAGACATTTTCACTATCCCTTACGTGTTTTGAGCCTGAAAGTCCTTTAAGTTTGGTGAGTATTTTATCTTGGTTTTTGTAGCCGTCTTTGGAAAGATTCTCGAAAAAGGAAAGAGGTCGCCATGTTCTTACAATAATGTAATCCGAATCCTCGATAGATACCGCACCTACTTGCGGGAATACGTCCCTGATGTTAAGAAGCCACATATCGGGGCCAATATAGCCGTTTGGTTTAACTACCCAGTCGATTAGTGCGAAAAAGTTGCCATAGATATTGGAGTACATATCGGTCATTCTAAGTTTTGTTAAAAAGTCAAACTGGGAATTGGCGTTGGGGACTACATATTTATCGAGAATAAGATTTTTAAGTTTTGCCCCGCCGATGTCGTTCTTGGAAACACCCCGTACTTTGCCTGTGGCAAGCTGAGCCATTACCCTGTAGCTTCGCTCAATGGTTAAAGTTGACAGTTTGGGGTCGAATACCTGCGATTTCCGCTCTGCCGAGATTTCATCGTTTAATTGATTGTGGAAAAGCTGTTCGGAACGATCCCAAAGTATGCGTTTCTGCTTGAGGGAGTCAAATGCCGCCTGTTGGCGGGTTTTTATTTGTTGGGTTATTTCCATTAAAAAAGACACCGTTATTACGGTGCCTCGCCTATTCTTTTCTTAGGTATTAGCTATTTAAAAATATACCTTTTATAGGTTAATGTCAATACTTTTTCCTTTTATTTTTAACAATATTCAAACTTGGTAAGACTACTTCACCATTAAGTACCTGCATTGTGAAAGTTAATGTCCCATACTGTGTCTGTTGCAACAATGTTTCCATCAACGTGTGAAAGGGTAAGTTCTTCGATAATAAGACTTTTAAGGATAAGGAATTGTTTTGTGTCAATGTATTCAGTGACATTATAATCGGTTACAACACTATTGTTCAACCTTACGGTAAAAGTGAACTGCCCATTGCCTACTCTCTGTATATCACGTTCGATATCCAAGTGCAAAGGTTTATTCGTATCCCTAATCCTAAGTTGCATCAATAATAGCCTCCTTGGAATAAATCACTATCGTCAGGGAATTGCTCATGGCTTGAAGGTCGATAGGAAACTACCGCATAACGGAAAGCATCCATTAGATGATCATTGGCCTTCAGGGGAACGCCTGGTTTGTTAAGTTCTTTGTTCTTTTCCTCTTTCCAGCGGTAGGATTCAAATTCCCTGATGGTCTGGCTGCAGTTTTTGAAGATGAAAAGACCGGGTTTTTTGTCGATTGGGTTTATTTTTAATTTCTCCGCTACCAAGTCTATTCCATGGCCTACCCATTCACCTTTATTGGTTCCCATATCTTTTCTCGCTCCCGTCATGTAAAGTCCTTTTCTGCCCCAGTCAACGATATTCTGCGGTGCGGAAGGATCGGCGTAAGTTGCTTCCGCATGAGGGTAGTTTTGGGATTTTGAAAGAATCATACCGATATGATAATCACTGGATTCTTTCTTTTCATAATACTCGTCTATGATATACCATTTGTTTTCTTTTGATACGGCAATCCAGACACAAGCGGTCGGGTTGTCAAAACCGAAATCCACTCCCCTGTAGATTTCCCAACTGTCCTCTATTTGGATGGGGTCGATAACATGGATATGGCGGTTGAAGTTTTTGTAAACGAGTCCCGATACCTTTCTAAAGTCAGCTATATATTCTTGAAAAAACTCGTCTTCGGTGTTTTTGCCGATTGATTCAAGGCGAGCCATCTCGATAATGTCATGTTTAGCAAAAGGGTTATCGTATGAAGTAAAGTGATAGCTTGACCAGCCTTTAAATCTGCCTGGTTTGGGAGGTTTAAGAAGTTTGGCAGTCCAGATTGGAGGATCGGTTGGCTGTTTTTGGATTATAGTATGGATTATTCCCTGTTCGTAGAGGTCTTTAAACCAATTAAATCCTTGAGGAGTTGAAATGAACATAGCCCAACCACCTGTGGTGGTCATCATCGGCCTGATTACACCAGTCCATGAGTATTCGGTAAGATAGGCGGCTTCATCCATAACCACACCTTGAAGTTTGGCACCTCTGGTTTTTTCAAGGTTTTCGATGCCTTTTATTTCGATTCGGGATTTACCTACTGTTGAGGGAATTTCAATGGCAAGGTCCGACGAGTTTTCATAAGTTCGCCAGCCTGCGGTGTTTAAAAGAAGATTATTGTCGGGAGCGTTCCAGTGGTTGTCTTTACCTTGTTTTATGGTGGGGGACACTATCCAATAGCGTCCTGGAGTTCTGAGGGCTGATAAAAGGATAGTCCATCTACTTAATAAAGATTTACCGAACTGCCTGCCTGCGGTTATGACTTTGTAGGGCGATTGGTCTTTATGGATTAGTTCTTGGTATTTATGGGGGATGTAGTCGATGTTTATTTCCATTATTTCTTTTTTCTGGTGAAATGTCCTTTAGAGGGATTATAGGTGGGATGCCAGTCTGTAACTAATGGTTTCACATTTTCTGTAACTTTTGGTTTCATTGTAACTAAAGGTTTCACTTTATCGCTAGATGTATAGCCTTGGAAGTTACCTTTGATTACAGGGTCACCATTATTGAGAATGACAGTTTGTCTGATAGTATCTCTGTAGGCTCGGACTTTGCAGGCCCCCGATTTAAAGACTTTACGTTCAATTATCTCTCCACAACCACAAGAACAAAAGATTTGATATGTTGTAACCATTGGTTACATTATATTGTATCTTTTGGTTACAAGTCAATCCTTTTTTTACATTATTTTAATTTTTAAAGTTGAGCTTGTGTGTTTATGACACCCATATAAGATCCATAGAATAACAATCCTTTCCTACTACACCCAATAATATCCTTATTCATACCTATGCCCCTACCACTATAGGACATAGCATACCCATATCCTATCTCTAACACTTATCTTATATATAAAAGGAAGCAATACCCTATAATAGAACAGATGATCTACTTATGTCCTGATTGACCTAGTTTGTTGTGAAATTTAATGTCGCAGAATGGACTATTGTCAGACGTTAAGCTTATCTGTAGCTTTAAGATACTTTAATTCTATAGGTTTTAGATTCACATTACAGCCATAAGAACATAATCCCTGCCCATGCTGGCAAAGTAAGGTAATTTTTTGTTTACGCTTACATTTCATGGTTTTAACTATCGCCCCTAGTCTCCCTATAGCTTCCATAACACTACTTCCTTATAAGTCCTTTAAGACTCTTATGCAGATTTACTACAAGTTGTCTGTTATCGCCTATATTGATTTGTTGTTTACTTTGATTTGGCGGGTTTTCAATGGCTATAACCTTATCAGTTGCTATTGCAGCATTCGTTATTGCTTCCCCTTTAGATCGTGCTTTAAGTTTCTTGGATTCTACAATTGATTCTCTCGCACTTGCCTGCCAAAGCTGGATTAATTCTTGCCGTTGAATTTCCCTAATTTCTTGCAATTCAGGTTTATTATTGAGAAGTCTAGCTACGGTTTGAAATGGTATTCCAGTTACTTCGCCAATTTCCCGAACCGAGCCGGTAAGGTCAACACTTGCCAAGTCTCTCATCCGTTTCTTTAATTGTCTCATTGTGTCTTATTATACACTTAATTAAAAATAGGCACATATTGGGGACTTGACAACACTTGCTAATCCATGATATAGTGTTCAAGAATAGCACTTTAACAATTAAATAG